GCATTGCACGACGAACTAGAGAAATCAATACTGGATCGAAAGTGTCAATACCACCAGCACCAGCAGTTGAGCTTGATGCACCCATAGCATTGACTGGTGTTGCTGATGTTGTTTCCATCAACGAACCATAACGGCTTTGTTCTGAACTTTCTTGTAGTGCTCTTGCTGTGTTTTCTAGAACAACAGCGGTTACTGAACGGCGGGTAATGTCCTTAATTGCTGGTAGATCAGCATGTTCTAGGACAGGTGCCCACTTCTTTTGAATTTCTTCTTGTAGATACATTTTAGTTCCCTTTCTTTCTGGGTTATATTAGTATTTATAAATTATTGTCTTTTGACAGTGCGTGAAATTGCTGCTACGTATCTGCTGACTTCTGGGTCCATTGATACTGTGTTGTTGGTTGTTTCACCTTCGAAAGTTTCTTCTTCGATATTAGACTGAGATACTTGCTTTCTTGAAAAATAATTTTCCTTAACAACGGAAAGCTTTCTTGCGAAAGCATCTAGATCGCCGTTGTATTCAAGTCCTTCAGCCAAAGCGATAAACTTTTCGGATTGTGTTAGAGTTAGACCATCGGCGAATTCTTCAATTAGCTCATTTTTACGAGCAGAATTAACATCTTGTCTTAACTCAACATTTTCATTAATGGCTTCATTTAGCTTTGATTCGAGTTGATCGACTTTCGCAGCTAGTGATTCCACTACATCAACCTTATCGGCAGGCACATCAATATAATGTTCAGCGAAAAGATTTTTTAGGCCATCGATAAATTCTTCAGTAATTTCGTTACGAAGTGTTGATTCGATAGCAACCTGATTATCTTTCATCCATGTTTCAACAACATAGTCTAGATACATATCAATTTTATCTTGAAGAGATTCTTCCATTTCTTCAATGGCTTCTTCAATTTTGCTTTCATATTCTTCTTCTAAGCGAGCAATTTCTGTCATTGCACGTAGATTAACCGCAGCTTCAAAAAGGGTTGAAGCCTTTTCTTTGAATTCTTCTGATAGGTCTTGACCTTCGAACATTTCTTCAACGTCTTCACGCATAGACTGACCTGGGGTTGCGTGATGCAATCTATTTGGATTCTTTTCGTTTGGTTCTGCACCGCCCTTACCAGTTGCATAAGATGGCTTTGCACGAATAGTATTTTCGTTGCTCTTTTCGTTTGCATTGCCAGGAAGATGTGATGCTTCCTTACCAATTAGAGCCATTGCATCATGGAACCATTTTGTTAGATCGTCTCTCTTCATACCATGCATAGTGGCAAGCACAGCATTCATATGTTCGATCTTTGATTTTGGGTCTGGGCCTGCGGATTGTGATCCTGGTTTCAACGAATCCATAGCCATTGAATCTTCGCTTATTTCTTGTTCGTAATCGTTAGACATGTATAAGGTCTCCCTTTAATCTGATATTTGTAATATTTATAAAACTCTATTGTTTGCCGCTAAGGCTTTAACATAACTTTCGAAAATGCCAAGCTGATTCTGTTCTATTTGATCCATACGCATTCTTCTCAAAGACTTTCTTTTTTCGTGAAGTCTTTCCTCAAGCCACGTGTTTTTTACTGGATCATAAACCCAATCCACACCTTCCATGATTCCCTTTACGAAAGCATTTGGTGCAGAAGGATCAGCAACAATATCAGCGGCTGTAGCAAGATGGAAGTCTAGTTGAACCACCATGATACCATCTTTTGATTCTAGAGACCCCATACCACGAGAAGATACTCCTAATTTTGCACCAGATTCTAAAAGTCCTCTGGCAATATTTCCCATAGGAGTATCAGTAAGTTTTGCTTTACCAATAAAAGTGTTTGTTTTGCCGTCACGTTTCAAATCTACAATCAAATGAGAAACACGATCAAGATTGATTTGTGGACCTGCTGGATGACCAAGTTCACCATATCCACGATTATTTTTAATATGTTCTTCAACGTATTTATTAACAGCACCTTCCATTACATGAATAGGATATATACGTTTGTTTTTATTCACAACTTCGGCTTCCATAAATGGTCCGGTGATGTGATGAGTTTTCTTACCAGTAGCTTCATCAAGTTGAGTAAAATACTCCATATTTTCAAAGATTTCGGTAATAAGTTTCATTTTACTTTCCTTATGACATTGCTTCTTGGGCAATCATGTGAGCACCAACGTTAGCTGATGCTGAACCTGTAGTTACTGCCACGGTAAGAATATCCGGTGTGTTACCTTGAATATTATTATAAAGAGCAAACACATTAGACAGATCAAATGTTTGTAGACCAGAACCACCGGATGGAGCAGTGAATGCATAAACAACTTCACCACCTGTCAAAGTATTTGCAGACACATCACGAGTTGCTAGTGAATTAAGTGAACCAAGAGTATTCATTGCAACAAAGTTAGCATTTGTCAAAGTAACAGGAGATGTTGCAGTGCTTACAATCATTTCTACAATGCAAAGAGCATCAGAGGAAAGAATCAATGATTGTGGTAGAATTTGTCCACGATTGATTAGTCCAATTTGATAAGCTGTTGCTGTGGTAGGAGCGGTAGAAATTGGTGTTGTTGTATTTGCAGCAGTTATCGTTGTAATATATGCTGTATTTACTGTGTTGTTTACAATACGAGCAGTGAGATTTGTTCCACCAGAACCAAGACCAAAGAAAGTAATACCACGACCCACAAACTGATTGGTAGTCCAAGGAGTTCCATTTGCAGTAATGAATGTAGTATTGCAAGAAGCAGTAACAAGATTTCCTGTGGTCGTGCTGTTTGCAGAATATTCAATCACACCCATGTTACGCATTTGAACTGAAACTACAGGATAACGAGTGTTTGCTGATCCAATAGTTCTTCTTGGTGCAGAAGGAGCCATACCATAAGAATATGTAAATCCACGCTGGGGGTCTTGGCGATTTTCTACCATAACCGATACACCAAAGTGAACAAGTGCGCTATTTGATGTAGTAGCTGACACATTTCTTTGTTCATATCTTACAGGCAAGTTACCAGTTCTAGACCATGCAAATTGCTGCTGAGTTCCTTGATAATTTCCGTTACCTGCACCAACTTCATGAAGAACATATGGCTCGCCGTTAAGTAAACAACCCCAACGAATTGCACCAGCACCATACCAAGCATATTCCAACCAAAGCATCTGAATGCCCTGCCAGTTAATCAAGGATGTTACTGGATCGCCACGCCAATTTTCCAATGAAAACTTATAATCTACAGGAAAGCTAGATGTTGTTACGCCTGTGCTAAGATTTACACTTCCGATATCAGAACGAATTACTGCATAAATTCCTGATGGATTTGCAGCAGTTGGAATTCCTTGTTCAAAGAAAACACCGTTACCATCATCAAAGAATCCAACTCTTTGGAAATTACCAGGAAGAACCGAATTTAATGTTGCAGAATAAACATTTGTTGTTGATTGAACGCTAAGAGTCCATGACAAACCAGAACCTGAAACAATCGTTACGTTACCAGGAACATAATTTCCAAATGAATCGGTTCCTGTAATAACCTGACCAACAGCAATGGTTCCTGAAGTTACGGAAGTTACAGTCAATGTTGTGCCAGAAATACTACCAACGAATACTGCACCTGCTGTGCTAGAATTAGATGGACTGCCAAAGTTAATAGCAGTGGCCATATACATCGATTTTCCAGGCTGATAACGATGATATGGACGTGACTGACGAATGGTTAAGTCACCAGCATTATTGCCTACAAGCATACGAACACCGCCCATGCCAGGGAATTGTGCCACGTTTGCAATACTTCCTGATGATGCAGTGTTAGCAATGAAGTTTTCCCAACGCATAGGCTGAGTGCCATATTCGAAGTCGGCTTCATAAATGTTCTGAGACATAGAAACTTTAAGTTTACCAAGAACGTCTCTTGTTCTTGCTGGTGTAATGAATGACTCAGGACGAGTCGTTTTCATTGTGTAATTATTAATATTTACTGGATACGTTGTCATGATTAAATTCTCCCATCACCGAATTGACTAGTCGAAGCACCATAAGAATTTGGTGCCATAGAAACACTAGAAATACCACCTTCACCTGGAGAAGTTTGTTCGTCTTCTTCTGGTTTATTGTGGTCGCCGTAAACCATATAATCATGGACACTATTAATCATTTCTTTTGCCTGAGCAATCTTTGCCTGAACCCAAGGCTCTACATGCAAATTGTGTGGCATTGACAACAATATATGAGCAGCCTTATTTGTGATGGCTTTTAGTTCTGCACGGACCATTTCGATTTCTTCTTGAGTATCATCAGCAGTGCCATCAACATGTTCGTTACGTTGTTTGGCATAATAAGCTGCAAGAGCCATTTCTCTACGCTTTTCTGGTGACTTTCCTGCAAACTTTGGATTATCAGAATGAACAAAATCGTCAATCCATTCTTTTGGTGGTGCTGATTTGCCAAGAACTTCCTTAAGGGTTTTTTTACCCATAGATACGGATGAACATTCTTTCATACCATGCATTGGGCAAGAAACGCCTTGTGGTGTCTTGTTGCATGTCATTACAGACTCACCATAAACTTTTTTGTCTTCACCCTTTTTATGGCCGAAATGCTTCATCTGGGGAGTGTTCATAGAATATTCTGTCTTGGCTCCGTTATAAACATCTGGGCCATTACCAACACGATCTTCATGTTTTTCGATACTATGCTTGGCAACAAATTTACGTTCATCATCAGCCTTTGGTTCGTAATCAACCCCTGGGTCTTTGCCAAGAGAACCAGGAATAATAGTGCTAGATTTTACACCTTGAAGCTTTTTATCTTTTAGGATTTCTTTAAGCGTCTTCGCCATCTTCGTAATATTCCTCTGGTTCTTCTGATCCGAACATGCTCTGAGCAATTTCAAGCTTATGGTTATTTAAAGCATTTTCGATTTTACTTGTGATAATGGATGAAAATGCTTGCTCAAAATCTATGGGCTTTTGTTCTGAACTGAAATTGATTAAGTCCGAAACTCTATATTCTATATCTGTCATGGTTTATTTATCCTTACTTATTTTTAGCAACGATTAGAACGGAAGAACGATATTCGCTTTCTTCTTGCGGGGTTCTATTTTTCTTTGCACCAAGTAATCTCACTTTTGCCTGTGCATTACTAATTTTTCTATTTTGTTCATCAGTTTCAGGAGTCGAATCAGTATCTTCATCGGAAGCTAGTGGTTGAACGCCATCACTACCAGGAGCTTCGCTACCATCTTGATCCGGTTCTTGTGGTGCCATAGCATAACGAGGATCGATTGCTTCTTCATCACATTCTTCGTTCATTTTTTCAATATCATCGTCTGACTGATGAAGAACATTTTTACGTGCCCATGTATGTGAATAATATTTGCCGATTAGTCCACTCTGTTCCATCTGAGTAAATAAATTAGTGCGATTTTCAAGAATTTCCGCATCTTTTAGTTCTGTGAAGTAATTATCTTTTGCGAAATCATATTTTACATCAGCAGAAATATTTTGCCAATCTTCAATAGACATAATGCCTTTGAGAACTAGTTGTTTTTCGAGTAGTGCAGTAAATAGACCTGCAAAACGCCCACGAAGCCTAGAAATGAAACGAGCAAATTTTAATTCGTCTCTTGTTACTTCTGTGGCACGACCTAGTGAAAATAACGCATCAGAATTCAAACGATTAACAGGAACATTAAGAGTCTGAAGTAATTTTTTCTGGAAATAAAGAACATCATCCATTTCGCCAAGTGTTTGACCACCCGGAAGAGTTGTTACCTCAGTTCCTTTTCCGCCTTCTCTTCGTGGTAGCCAATAATCTTCAAGCATCGTCATGAACTTACGATCATCACGAACTTCACCTGTAGCGCCATCATAGATTAGACGATTTTTATGTTTGACCATGATATCACGGACATATTGTTCCGCTTTCATCTTAGGCAAATTACCAACGTCAATATACCAAATACGACGTTCTGGTGCACGAGCCAAACGATAAATTACAAGAGCATCTTCAAGTGTTCTTAGCTGATTAAGAGCCTTAATAGACTTATGTAGATAAGAAAGAACCATTGTTCCTTGTGTGTCAGTTAAACCAGATGTTACATGAACAACGGCATCTTTGGCAATACGAAGACCTGAAGTTGTTGGACCTACGGTTTTATTACCGTAATTAAATCCTTTATCATTGAACATGAAATATTCGTTTTGAGTTTTGAGAATAACTGCTTCACCCGCATCAGAACCGCCCTGAGCTTTTCTTTTTGATACTTCACGAACTTTACGAATTTTTCTAGGGTCTACGTAACGAAGTTCTTTGATACCCGCCTTTACATCCTTATCATCAATAATGACATGATAATAAATTCTACCATCGATATACCAGCGACGATATATTTCATAAGCTCGGTTTTGAAAATTAAGCATATTCAAAATGTTTTGGAATTCATCACGAATTGCTTTTTTGACTCGATCCGTAATATCAACATTATCTAGAATGATGCTGACGATATTATCTTCATCGATTGACATTGTTTCGTTTACAATTTCGTCTACAGCAGCATCGATTTCTGGCTGTAATGACATTTCTCTGTATTTTGTAACTAGTTCTGCTTCGGTTCTGACAGTTCCGTCAAGATCGATATACGTTCCATATGAGGCACCAGCAGCAACGACTACTGCACCGTCATCATGCTCTTTAGGTGCAAATGACGGTGCAATATCAGGTTCTATTTTTCTTTTAAATTCAAAGCCAAAAAGTGATGCCATATATTTTTATTCCAAAAAAGGAGGGTTAATTAAAACCCTCCATACATTATATTAAGGTGTAGCAGAAGATACGCTACCGTTTCCAGGTTCACCAGTAGCAATAGGTGCAACAAGACCATTGGTAGCATAAGGAACCCAATAATCATAAGCAAAAGTTACGCCAAAAGATTGGATTTGGTTTGTAGTATCCCAGTCCAAATCCATTGGATCAATCTGAACAGGGAATATTCCAACAAAGCTATAATTTTTGATGATCGATCCATCCTTGCCATATTGAGTGACAAGAGCATCAGAACTCTTATATGAATTTCCTGCAAGAAGCTTTTGATTTCCAACAAAAGAATTCATTAGATTTGACCAGTTTTCGAACATGTCACGAACTAGAAAATCTTCATCGTTCATTACGGTAACTGGCCAATCGTTATAAGTTCTATCACCAAGAAGTTTGATTGTTCTACCAAAGAAAGGCACTGGAATAGAATCGACAGTTGCAGCAGGAATTTGAGAACTTCTGCATGTAAATGTGAACTTACTCAAAGCACCAGAGGTTGCAGCAAAAGGTGTTGCAAGAGTGACTTGGAATAGGGATGGTCTAGCACCCCCATTCGTAAGACCCTTATTTTTGAAATCGCTGATATTAAAAGCCATTTTTTTTCTCCTATGTTACTTTATTTATTAGAACTGACCAACGACTGTCGTAAAATCAACGCCAGTTCTTACAGCAACAAAGTTCAATTGGATGAAGTTAATTGAACGATTTGGTTTAATATAAATGTCACCAACAAATTGATTCGAATTAATAATCTGTGCAGAGTTGTTTGTTCCATCACAAACCACGAGGAAGTCAGTGATTCCTCTACGAGCCTGAACATCACGGAGATAAGGAATAATCATATTTTTGAATTCTGCTCTTGTAAATTCATCATTAAATTCGAACAATGAATTTTGTGCGGCTTTAGCAATAGCTTTTTCGATAACGATAAACAATCTACGAACGTTAATTCTATCAAATGCCGAAGGCTTAGATGTTGCAGTTTTGTCACCAAACAAAACGGTTCCTTGGCCTGGAAGTGAAATTACTGGATTGATACGGTTTGAGTAAATCACATCTCTTGCTGCTTTATTTGGATTCCAACGTAGCTGAACAACGTTTTTGATACGACCACGATTGAAACCAGCAGGAGACCACCAAGCATCGTTTGTGCTATCAGTTCTTGCACACAAACCTGCCACGTCACCATTTAGTGGAACATAACGATAAACGTCATTGAAACGATCATATGTATATTTGTAACCAGAATCGATTACTGCATATGTGGAATCAGTGACAGCGCCGGCCCAGTTAGTTAGGGATGTGGATTCGTTTCCTGGATTGCTTATGACAATATTTTGATCTGGTGTCACAAATACCACACAATCTTTACGGATTTCAGCGATATTTTGAATCAAGTAATTGGCAAGTTGGAAGTTGGCAACAGTCTGACCATTGACGGTGGTTGATCCTCCGGTTGGCTTACCCTGAAGAATTAGAGAAACATCAAAAGTTTGTTTATCCGCAAAGAAGTTATATCCTGTTGCCAAAATTCCAAGAGGCACGGTAGATTCTGTATATCCGTCTGTTCCAGCAACGAACGATGCATTCAATGGTGCATAGTTTGTTGAACTTGCAACAAGTAGAGAATTAGCAGAAGGTGCATTAGCTCTATCATTAGCAAACCAAACATATTTTGAATTGTTATTCAAAACAGTCTTGTAATATGTTGATGCATTATCGAAAGTCTGGGCATCGGTTGCTCTTGAAAGATTTGGGAATATTTCAAGAACCGTATTTGGAATTCCTGAGAACTGACCACCAGCATCCACGACCACAACATGCATTGAATCAACTGCTGATGTATTACCGTAATTTGAAACCCAATAAGAAGTAGCAGGAGCAGTTCCAATTACCGTGCTGAATTCCCATTTTCTTTGAACTGAAACAACTGTGGGAGTGCCATTTACTGTGGTGTTTGCAGTATAATTTGTTGCCAAACGATATGTATCATAAAAATTGATTGTGGCTGTGGCAAAACCAGCAACAGAAACAGCAGGACTAATTCCAGAAACACGAAGTGTCTGAGTTCCAATTGAAGAGTTACCAACCGTTAACAAATCACCAATTGCAACGTTAGCAAGAAGTGCTGTAAGATAAGTATTTGATGGTGTTGTTGCTGGAAATGTTAGCGTTGCTGTATTTGCGCCAACGGAGATGGTGAATTGTCCAGTGTTTCCTGTTGGAGTGCCGCCAGAAAGTTCAACAAATGTCAAATTTGAGCTATAGGCATTTGCGCTATCACAAACGCTAATACGTAATGAATTACCCAAAGAACCTGGATATTTTGCTACATAGTTTATTAATGGATCAAATGATGCAATGGTGTTATATTGAGCATTATTCAACACGGTAGCAGCAATCGTGTTAGCAGCAGAAACACCACCATATCCAGTTACAAGAATTGTTCCTGAAACGGTAATACTAGAACTCAAAGTATAAGGTGATGTTGAGCCAGCCGTGATAGTTATTCCTGCTGGAACGCCTGGACCAATTATCGTTTGTCCAACAGCAAATGTGCCTGATATAGCAGAAGAAACTGTCATAGTGCCGCTAGAAATGGTTACATATGCGGTTGCAGTTGCAGTAGAATATGCAGAAAGTGTTCCAATTGTAGAAGTAGCATTTGTTGTATTAGCAACACGACAAACATAAAGTGGAGCACCATATGCAAGAAAGCTAGAAGCAGTATAGAATGTTTCTGGATTTGATGTGGTTGGTATAAAAAAAGTATTTTTTAGATCATTCTCGTTTGAGAGAAGGATTGGCTGATTGACCGGACCCCATGAGAAAACACCTGCTAAAGCACCAACTGAAGAGGAAACATTTGGGACGATAGTTGAGAGGTCAATTTCGGTAACATTAACGCTTGGACTTAATTGTGGAAAAGCCATTTTTTAATCTCCTTCTTGTAGAAATATACGGATTTATTTCATGTATTTATAAAAACCCGTTCTCTACTTCATCAGCCATCCAGTTTCTTGATGGTCTTATATTATCATCAACTTCATAAACACGACCATCATCGAAGAAACCGAAAGGCACCATGTCATTCATGATATCTTCTTCTGTCTTTTCTCTGAGTCTAGCTAACGTATTTATGTCTGTAATATCCTTGAAATATGCCTGATCTGATAACCAAGCAAAAAGAACCAGTCCCATCACCATATCATCATGTTTACCAGATTCTGCTTCGTAACTAGTGCCTTTTCTTGAGAAGGTAGAAAGTTCATTTATCGTATTGAAATCATTAATAATTAATTGATTTTGCTCAACAAGTAGTTTGAGAATGGAGCAGCCCACTGACTTAACAGACTTGGTTGTTCTGATGCCTTTGTCTATGCTACCACCAAATCCTGTTGTAATTCTTTTTCCGAGACGACCAGCAGATTCTGTAAATAAAATATTATCATATTCAAAATCATAATGAAGCGAAGTAGAAACCTGTTCACCTATATCATTAATTTCAACAAGTGTGGCTGCGTTGTTATATGACTTGACAACACGGAAAATAACATCAGCATAATCGATAGGTGTGACCATGTTGTTACGATATGCACATACTTGTTCATATGGCATCTTGGTAACATCGAATACGCTAAATGCAGAATAATCCAGACCCTTACCTCTAGAAACGTCAACAATACAAACATAGGTATGATCAGGAACAGGATTTTTGAAAAGATATAACCCATCTTTTTGTGTCAATGGTGTCTGATGAACAAGTTCTTTAAGTTTCCATCCAGCAATAAGTGTGCCGGATGATCCTAAGAATTCGACTTCATATTCTTGTGCAAACTTTTCGGTATCAAAATTCATTGCGGCAAGAGTATCTTTTTTCCAATTATCATCACGACCTGGAACGTTTTGCCATACTACTTTGATTGGGTTATAGTTATTTTTTCCTTCATGTGCGTTCTGCCAAATTTTATAAAAATGGTTTAGTCCGTTAGGTGTTGATACCAAAACAACTTTTGTGCTTTGACCTGAAGAGATGGTAGGATAAACTGAGGTAAAGAATGTGTCCCAATTTTCAATGAATGCGGCTTCGTCAATAAACAACAAGTTAATAGAGAAGCCACGAATGTTGTCTGATGATGTGGCTGATGCAATAACACGTGAATTATTCTCTAGGACAAATGATCCTTTATTCCATTCGATCACACCCTGCTGTAACCATTTAGGAAGATGCTGATATGCAAGCTGAATTTTGCCAAGAATTTCTCTGGCAGTATCACCCTTGTTAGCAAGTAGAGCCACAACCTTTTCCGAATGAAACAAAATATACCAAAGAATAAATCCACAGGTTGTTGTCGATTTTCCGGATTGTCTCGCGGTTCCAATAATTGTGTAACGTTCATCAGCCATCGAACGTAACATTTCTCGTTGGTAATCATATGGCTGAAATGGAATAAGACCACGATCAACGTTGATGATCTTCATGTATGTTTCAACGAAGTAAATAACGTCATTAGAACATTTTACATATTCTTGGATCGTTTCAGGCGTCCATTGAACTTCTACACCACTTCTTTTTAAAAGAGGATTTCCAAGATAAGATTTAAAATTTGTAATTAATTCAGACATATTTTTTTGCACATTCTTTTATGATTTGAACTCTTTTTGCACGGTGCATAGATTCTTTTATTGGCAGTGTCATATTATAAACCAAATTGTGGAAGTTTTTATTTCTTGCTGCTGCATTAGAAACTTGAGGATTTTTATCATTCACTGCCGTTTTATATTGTTCAAGAGTTGCATTAGGATGATTTGCTACTGCTTTACGAACTTCAATATCTTTATCCTTTAATCCATCATCAAGTTCTTTTTCGGAAGCATTTGGATGACTTGCTACTGCTATACGTTTTTTTACATCTTCTTCATATTGAGCACTTTTTGCTTTATGTTCTGGTGTTGCATTTTTATTATTTACTGCTATAACACGAACATTTTTGTCACCATCTGTTATTGCTTTATCAAGGTTTTCCTTTGATGCATTTTGATGACTTGCTGCTGCCATACGAACATATTCAGTTTCATCATTTAATGCTTTATCAAGATGTTTTGATGTAGCATTTTTGTTCAATGCCGCTTCATGACGAACCCGATCACTTTTATCATTTAATGCTTTATCAAGATGTTCTGATGTAGCATTTGGATGTGATGCCGCTGCTTTACGAACACCTTCGTATTCATCATTTAATGCTTTATCAAGATGTTCTTTAGTTGCATTTGGATGTGATGCTGCTGCTTTACGAACATGTGCATCTTCATCATTTAATGCTTTATTAAGATGTTCTGATGTTGCGTTTGGATGTGATGCTGCTGTTTCACGAACTGCTGCATGTTTTTGATCATCTGATGCTTTATCAAGATGTTCTTTAGTTGCATTTTTGTTTGATGCCGCTGCTATACGAACTATTCCACTTTTATCATTTAATGCTTTATCAAGATGTTCTGATGTTGCATTTTTGTTTGATGCCGCTGCTTGTCGAACTTCATAATCATCGTCATTCAATGCACGATTTATATGTATTTTGTTGGCATTTGGATGTGATGCTGCTGCTTTACGAACTTCTTCTTGTTCATTGTCTAATGCGTCATGAATATTACCGCTAGTAGCATTTGGATGAAGAATAGTTTCTTTTTCGTTATCACTATAAACCTTTGGGTGTTTAGTATAAACCAAACTCCCACCTTTATGTTCACCAGAAAGTCTCTTAGCTAAATCTTCTGCATGTTGTTTAAACCCTGCATGATCAATACCATAGTGAGAATCAACGGCATATGCTGTGTGTCCTTCATCATTTATGTGTGGCTGTAATGTGGCTCTTGCAATTTCTTCACCTTTATGGTTGTGGAGATATGCAACAACAGTGCCATGTTTTACTTCATCTTTAAGATAATGACGATTTATTCCGGTATTAAAATTTTTACAAGATTGATTTTCCCAGGATTGGTTATGTGAAGTCTGGCCAGCAACACCTTCTGGTGATCTAGTAATTCTAACACTCAACCCAGTTTGTTTCTTACCTTGTCTCGTATTATCGTTTGCAAACCCATTAATAAGTTTTGGATCGGCTTTTGATTTTGTAAGCATTCCTCCGATCTTTGTCTTACGTCCATACTTGTCATCTGTGACACCTGCTTTATAATCATCTGGATGAATTTCATGACCTAAGTGTCGTTCTACTGCCTTATGGACTTCTGACTTATCAACGGTTCCAGCAAGTTCCTCATGTTTTTCATCATTACCTTTGCCGAAAAAATGATCCGTGGCTTCGACTGCTTTTGGATCACGCGGCCATTTTTTATTATTAGAAACTTCGGCCTTTTCTTCATCGTTAAGTTCTTCTTTAATGAAATTTTTGAAACTAATCATAGTAGGATTCTTCCGTTAAATTGTTTCATGTATTTATTTTTTCATATCTTCAATCATTTTTTGTAGTTCTGCTGTGCTGCCAACGAATAGATTATTGGTGATTTTCTTTTCACCAGCATTCGTTTCGGAAGCCTTGGTCATTTCTTTGACTTTCTTCTGAATGTCTAACATTTTTTCTGATGCATTTGTTACGGTGTCCATAAGTTTTGCTAGGACTTCAAATGCTCTTGGATTTTGCGACTGGTCTGCAATTTGTGCAAGTTTGGCTATTGCATCAGTGCCATTTTCGATAACTTCACGAATATTAGCACGAGCAAAAGTAAAATCTTCTAGTGCAGAATCATCATTGACTTTATCAAGAATTGTTGATAGAGCATTGCTATTTTGAGGAATTGGACCTACACCCAATGCTTTGTTTAGTGGATCATCATCATCGTTCATGTTTAACCCTGATCATTTATTGAAACAACATATCCGTAGTTGTTATTTGAGAAAATTTGTGATACAGGAATACTTGCTGCTGCATTTGACGTTGGTTGTCCATTTGCAAGAAGTCCTGGTTGAATATTAATTGCAGCAGAAACCCCAGTATTACCGACTGCATTAATAAGATTATTTGAGCTTGCCGATCTAACATTAACATCGATAAATTTGATGATACTGCTATTGGCTGTTGGTCCATAAAAATAACCTTTCATGGTAAATTCCAAGGTCCAGATCAATGCTCTGCGTTCTTTAAACTCCCCATCGTAACTATCTTCCATATTCACAGAAAGTAACACAAGAGGAACATCTGCACGAATATTCATTTCAGGAACAAGATCAGCCGTTAATGTCCAGTCTGGTGTAAAAAATGGAAGAATTTGTTCGATGATTTTGTTACCATCTTCGGCATTCTTTACGTAAACATAAAGAGCAAAACCAATGTTATAAGGAACAGCAGAATATTGATAATATTTGTTACCAGAATTTGATCCATTAACAACCGATTGTCTGTTCATCGTAGGAGTTTTACGATTTGGATCATATTGAAAACCAGTCATCAAAAATGACATCATAGGTAATTGTATTGCTGATTGTCTTGATATTGTTGGGTCTTGGATTACACGAGCAATCATTTTATCTTTTGGTCCATACGTGATAGGAACCTTAACCAAATCAATATCACCAGTCTTGTCTACACGTTCGATACGAATATTATCGAATATGTAACCAAACATCGTTACATATTTGCGAAGTAGTCCATGATAAAATGGTGCGGAAAGCGACATTATTCGAACTCGCTAAATGGATTGGTTTCTGTGAAATCTAAGAAGGTATTGGCATTTGAGGCGAATATATCGTTCATTGCGGCAGTATCAATGGTATCAATATCATACTGATCAACCACAAAAATATTATTATCTTCATCCATAAGATGCCAGTTGTTTTCGTCTAGCAAAGACCAGTCCATGATACTTGTAGAGAAATTGGTCTGCAAAATATCGATAGCAGGAATACCAGTATTGAACTGCTCGTTGCTGTATTCGAACAATTCACATGTCAATTCCCAAGTCTGCAAAGCACCAAACTGATAAAACATTTCGAATTTGTTAACATACTTGATTTGGAAACATTTTTGATTTAGTGGGAAGAAAATAAGATCGCCTTCGTTTGGTCTTGGCTGTGTTGTCTGGACACCAATTTCTTGATTGAATACTCGCTGAGAAACTGAGAATATTACTTGATCACGAATTTCTACTCCAAACTTGCTCATGAAGTTACCATCACCAGTAAAGCCATCTACTGACTTGATATACATTTCGATCATATAAGCATTATTATATTGTGATGCATCATCTTCGGTGAGCAATGAATCATAGTCAGTCAGAACACGAGGAATGTAATAAATGTCATGACCATAAATTCGAATCGATTCAATGATCAAATCTTCGAATAGCTCTTGCTCTTTTGACGACTGAAAATTATTGAAGAAGAAATTTGTTGCGATGACACTTATCCTTTACTATAATTTGGCATAGCAGATATAACCTAGCCGATTAGGTCCGTAATTGGCAAACTATAGCTGGTGATCATTTCTTGTTCTAGTTCCTGACGTTCCGCAAGAGCATCATTATAAATCTTTTCGCCATTGAATTGAACACCACCAGGAAGAGTCATACCTGTAAATTTGGTAAGATTTTGACCCCATTGCTGTTTAATCAATGTGGATGCGTATCTTTGAAGCCAACGATCACCCCATACTTTAGGATAAACCGTAGGATCAAGAACCTGATAACATTTTACGATGAGGAATTCTGATGCGGAAACTATTGACCAATCCATATCAATATAAAGTTTATTAACATGGCGATTATAACGAATGGGCTGTTTACCTACCAACATTTCTTCAAGGAACTGAATATGCTGAAGTGCCATGTAATAAGGAACCATGGATACGGAAGTCAAAGTATACAAATCATTCAAGGCAATCTGGTAACGAATATTGAATAGGTTGTTGGTATTAAGACCCTGACCCATAGGAAAAATATCAACAGCACCAATGATATTATCTGGAAGCGTAATATATTGATTTGTGATATCCTGGGCTGTTAGCTGATATTTGTAATAAGTGTCTTGTGTGCCATCAAAGTGATAATCAGCAAAATATAGCAATGCTTCATCGATACGATCATCAACTTGATCTGGATCAACATTGATTTCGATTACCGGGGCACCAAGACGACGTAAACAATATTGGGCGAATTGTGCTCTTGTTGTTGGAACTGCCATTTTTTTATTCCTTTAATAACCCCATGCCTGCCACCAAACTCCATACCCAGTAGGACCATTTAATGTCATACCGCTAGATGTAAACCCGGTTGAGCTTACGCCTATTGCATATGGTGATGTTGCTGGTGTTGAATTATCTACTGTTGCCGATGCTGTTAATATACCTGTTGGAAAAGCTGAAGCAAATGTAATAGCTAAAGTGCCTCCTGAAAGATTACCATATCCCCATTTTAAAATCATTCCGTTTGGAAATTTTACAGAACTGCTTGTTCCTGGTGCGTATGTTCCTGCCGTATTCCCAGTAGTGCCATCAGGAAATACAAATCCAACTGACGATGAACGAATTGCTCCTGCAACATCAACTTTATATC